ATACGAAAAAGCTATCGATATCTCAAATGCGAAAGCAAACGCTGGATTGATTACACAGGAGGAAAATACCAATAATGTGAATTCTGCCGCGCAGAGATATGTGGACACGCTTCTTTCTCTCGGGTATCGATTCGGGGACATGACTACGCTCGGAGGGCAAGCACTCGAACAGCTGCGCGAAGGTCTTAAGCTCACGACAGAAGAGACTCAGGAGCTAAGCGAAGAGGAGGAAGCTCTTGCGGCAATACGCAAAAAAACCGGTAAAGAAGCGGCGATTTTTAGTGATAAAGTACTCGCAGGGCTCATGACAGAAGAAGAGGAGCGCGAAGCTCTTGTAGGCCTGTACAAATCGCAGATAGACGCACTTTACCAGATGGGCGCAACCTCTGACGGAAGCGACAAAAAAAGCGCGGCATTGCGTGAGTATATCAAGATCATGAACCGCATGAAGAAAGTTTCAGAAGATGTTGCTCCTGTCGCGGAGAAAGGTCTGCGGGGCGTTCTGCTTGCGATACGAGACAAGTCATCCGCCATTGTGAACCAAGTTAAGGTCATGATGGGGAAAATATCGAACGTGATAGGATCAGGATTCTCATTCATGAAAGGCGTTTTCTCGAAAGGATTTTCTCTCCTTTCCAAACTTGCAAAGTTCGACCCGAACGCTATGCTTGCAAGCTTGCAGGAGTTTCTTTCCGGGCTAGAAAACTTCTTTACTGTCGATCTTGCACTTTCTCCTGTCTGGTTAAAATCAGCTTTTGAAATGATCAGAAGTTTTTTATCTGGAATTATTCAAAACCTTCCGGCGATAACGAAAACTTTTGATAATGCCATAGACGGTCTTGTAAAATTGATAATTGATTATGCCCCAGAGTTTATAAAGTCTGCTGGTAAAATAATAATTTCTTTTGCTAAGGGCATTGTTAAAGCTTTGCCAGAACTTGTTAATGCCGCCGTGTTGATATTGTCAGAAATGGTTGATTTGCTTCTTGGCGGTCTCCCTGATCTGATAAAGGCTGGGGTCGAGATGGTTGGAGCAATAATCAACGGTCTAGGAAAGGCATTGCCTGATCTTATCTATGCAATAGTCAAAGCGCTGCCAGAAATAATTAAGGCGATAATCACCGCCTTCCCGATGATAGTACAAGCGATAATAGACAACACACCAGCGATAATCGAGGCTGTTTTATACGCCATCCCACTTATCGCTATGGCGATTATACAATCAATCCCGGAACTACTTGTCGCTATTGGAAAGGTTGCATGGTCATTGATCGAAGGTTTATTGGCAGGAATCAGCGCGGCGTTCACTGGGCTATTCAAGGGAATTGGAGATCTATTTTGGAATTGGATAATAAAGCCGATCTTGTCGCTTTTCGGTATTCAATCTCCGTCTACCGTTTTCGCCGGACTAGGCGGCGACATGATACAGGGGCTTATCAATGGGATTCTTTCAGCAGGCGCAGCGATATGGAACGCAGTAAAGGGAATCTTCACCGGACTCTGGGACAATATCGTAAACGTATTTTCCGGCGCATGGGATCTTGGAAAAAGCGTCGTGTCTGCAATAGGCAATGGTATAAAAGGCGTCGCCTCCGGAGCTGTTGATTTAGTGAAAGGAGCAGGAAGTGCGATAGCCTCCGGGGCAAAGGCCGTTGTATCAGGCGCAGGCAACTTACTATCAAAGCTCAAGTTCTGGGATGTGGGCTCTCCGAACATATCAGCTGATCACCTTGCGATGGTTCACAAGGGCGAGCGGATCGTGCCGAAAACTTTTAACCAAGACCTTATGAGCGGTAACACAATGATGCTTGCACCTGAAGCACTCTCTTCTATCATGGCGTCATTCACCGGGCTTGGGAAGCAGTCGGTAAACATATCAGGAGTTGTGCCTGTCATAATAAACGATAGGGAAATAGGGCGCGCGGCTTTTGAATGGCTTGACGTAGCCGCTGGTGGTGCGTATGGCTATTAAGCTTTATATATCAGGCGTTGAATATAACTTCACCGACTCATTCCTCATACGCGAACAATCAGGCGCGTCGGCATCTTCTCAAATCGATGTATCTCCGATCGGTGACGCGCTTCCTCCCGTGTCATGGCAGAGCGTCGTCATGGAAGAGGACGGCGCGCCTTTCTTTTATGGAATCATTCAGTCGGTCGATACACCTGAGTTTGTCAGTAAATATAATTGGTTTATCTATCCTATTACGGTTCTTTCTGGCGAGTCTATTTTTAACAACCGCCTTGTTTCTGAATCGTTCAATGGTAAGTACACCCACGAGATTGTAGACTATCTTTTCGACAATTATCTTGCCGAAGAGAATCTCACGAAGGGGACAATCTCGCAGTTTCAACGGTACTACGAAAAATACACCGCATCCCGCCTTACATTAGCCGACGTTCTCACGGAATTAGGCGACGCAGTTGGGGCTGTTGCACGTGTATCAGAGGACAAGGTTTTCTCTTTCACATCCCGCGAAGAATTCCCTTTAGTAGATACTCCCGACACCGTCGCGCGTATCAAGAAAAGCGAAACCGGGCAAACACTCAGGACGGTGCAATACGTGTCTGGCGCGAACACAGAAACGAGCTTGCAGGAAAAGTCTACTTACTGGGTGGCAGAACAAACCGAACAACTTGTACCCTATCAAGTGTCAGAATTAAAAGCCTGCACGATAAACGCCGTCGAGGTTGGCTTCGGACTCAAGGGCGTTGATGAGAGCGACGCGACAAAAACATTCCTATGGAAGTACGGCGAGAATGTGATAATAGTTAATCCGAACGCAACGACGAAACCAGCTGCGGGTGATCTTGTCGCATTCCAGTACATGGGCTTTTACTCGGTCGAGATTGCCGAGGAAAACGAATCACTGAAAAATGAAATAGCCGCGCTCTCTGGGCTTTCTGGAAAGATTGAAGCAGTCGAGATTGATACTTCTATCACAAACTACACCGACGGGAAAAACAAGGCGTTCGACCTTCTCTCACAAAGCGACGAGCGCGAGGAAACAATATCTTGCACCTGCGAAGACTTGTTTGCATCGGCATTGCTGAATGTCTGGCACATGGACTTTCCAGAGATATTTATTTCAGGTGATTATGTTGTAGTAGAAAGAAGCATAACTGTAAAGTATGACAAGAAGCATATTTCTGTAAAGCTTAAAAACAAAGGTTTCTATTCACGGTACGGAACCGTATTAAACAAGAACGACAAGAAGATAAATAACTTATCAATCCGCGTAGATGATGTTATAATCAAGCGGTCAAGTGTGCATGAAAGAATTACGTTCACCGACACCTACAAAGTGGTCGGGTATGGGAACGCGGTATATTGCACAGATGGAAGTAGTTTATTTGACACGATGATATACGGAGCAGAGCCTTATGTAACGGAGGGGTATTGATGATTGACAAAATAAAGCCAGAAGGTCGGTACATTGTAAAATACACTGACGAGAAAACCGGCAGGAAGTGGGAAGAGGTTTTTAATAACACAATCACCTCCGGTATGTTCGCCGCTATCTTTGAGTTTCTCAATCAAGCTATTTCTAACCCTGATTGCGACGCGCTAAACATTACGCATCTTGCACTCGGGACAGGAACAACCGCAGCCACTCGAAGCGATGTAAAACTTGTTACAGAATACGCGCGCAAGCCAGTCGGTTTCAAATCGTTCTCGCAGGTAAAGTTCACAACGGAAACACCGTTTACCGCGAGTGAAG